TTGCTGACAGGATTAATAATAAGATTATAGACAAATCGATCGAAATCAACAATGAATTGTGTATATTTTTCGATAAGATTGAAGAGGATATATTCGCTTTCTCTATTTTTTTCTAAATTAGTTTTAATATATTCAATTTGATTGTCAGTAAGTTTATAATTATCGGCGACTATGATAAGTTCATTTCTGGTAAAATTTTTACGGTCAGCAGCAGTAACACATAATAGACCATTAGAGTTGATAGAGATATTAACATTAATAACTGGAACACCTTTTACAGCTTTTTGTATATTGGAAAGAGTAAATTCACCAATAAAAACATTATTGGTAGTTAATTTGCTTTCACCTTGATAAATTTTAATTTTTACTTCAGTTGTATAATCATCTTCAGTTGTAAATTGTTTAGTACGACTAACTGGTATTTGAGAGTTTCTTTCAATAATAGGTACCATAATATTGTTAATGGTCTCAATACCGATTGTAAAAGGACAAACATCGATCAAAATGAGATCTTTAGTAGAGAATAGAATTTGACCGTGAAGAGCGGAACCATAAGACACAGCAATATCTTGTAGAGCGATATCATTCATATGATATTGTATGATTTCTTTGTTTGAAAAATATGCTGATAATTTTTCTGATATTTGGATTATTTTAGAGGAACCACCCACTAATAAAATATGAGATATATCAGAAGTATTAAGATTAGCGATATTTAAAACGGATTCTAAAGATGTTTCAATATCGGTCAACCACATATCAACTAAAAAGGTCCATTCATCATCATTAATTGTTATTTCTTGTGTATCAATAAATATAGTTTCTTGAACTAATCCAGAACACATTTTAATTTTAAGATTATCAATATATTCAAATAAATTATTATTAGACAGATCGTAATCTTGATATTTAGTTTTAATAAAATCAATTAAAATATAAGTAAGATCAGAACCACCAAATTTATTATTTCCATAAGTAGCTTTAACTTCATAGGATCGTTCGCCATCTTCCATACAAATATTAATAATAGATAAATCAAGAGTACCTCCACCTAAATCAAAAATAAGAATATTATCATCATTATTATAGTTAATAAAATTGCCATAGGCGATAGATGCACTAACAGGTTCAGATAATAATTTAATAAGATCAAGTCCAACAGATTTAATACATGTATTGATGGCTTCTTTTTGTTGAATGTTAAAATAAGCCGGTACAGTAACTATGACCTTATATGGCTCACCAAGTAAATCTATATCATTATTGATAAGTGTTTTAAGATAATTTAAAAAATAGATCATAATTTCATCAGGTGAATAAATATTATCGTCTATTAAAATTCCAATATTATTATCATTATTGATAATAGAATATCCATTACCTAGAGTAATTTGAGAATAATATGCTTCATCAAGATCACTATATTTATATCCAATTAATCGTTTAATATTTGAAATAAAAACATTGTTATCTTTAATGCTTTTAGCTTTATTACCAAAAATATTACCATGTTTCGTAAATGTAATTATAGATGCAATATTATGAGACCCATTATCCCTAATAATTTTATAATTATTTTTTTTATCAAAATAACTAAGAGTCGAATTACTAGTTCCTAAATCTATACCAATTACAATCATTATAATATTATACAAATCAATAATAATATTATAATATTAACTCATTTTTTAATATGTAATCCTATAGACTTATTACATATAAAAAATATAAAATATTTATTTTAAGAACTATATTGATCTATGATGATGACACCATTATTTGAATATTCAGATTTATCAAATAAATCACTCAAACTGACAAGATTATTATATTCAATATTTGCATCAATATTATCATAAACAATTTTTGGTTCTAATTCTAATAAATTATATTTATAAACAATATCTGTTAATTCGATCAAATTGTCTAATGATGACATTATTTTTTTATTGATATTTAGACTGTTGTTATTTAATGAAACATATTCATCTGTAGATATATATTCATTTTTATTGATTAAACTAGTTAAATTCTTTACATGTTCCAATATGTATTTATTTTTTAATTGTGTTATTTGAGAGATGATATTTTCTTTATTCAAAAAACAAAACAGACTATTATTTGCTAAATGATACAATTTTATATTATATTTATAACATTTATAAATAAATTTATATAGATGTTTATCAAAATTTGTTCTATTAATAATATGATCTATATTTTCATAACAAACTGTATATGTATTATATTGTTTATTTGTTTTTAGTCTATCAATTTTTTTAATAATACTCTTCATTATCATTAATAATATATTATTTTTAGATTTATAATTATATAACACACATAATCGTTTAATTATGAATTTATAATTGATTCAATATCTTCCATAATTTTATTAACTATATTCTTCTCATTTTTTATTTTATTATTCTCTCTCGCTGAATGTAATAAAAAATTATTTTTTAGATCTATATGCATATCTTTATTCAGTATTGGATTTAATGCTTCTATATTTTGATTAGAAGGATTGCTATTTGGTTTAGGATTAAGATTTGAACTAATGTTTTTATGTAAAATAGTTCTTGTTAAAATAACTGGTTCATCATTGACTACATCTTTAATATTATTTTTTTTATTGTATTCATTAATTGATTTATTAACACTTGCTTGTTCAGCCATTCTTTCTCTCAATGAGTCTTCATAACTTGACTTCGTTTTATTTAAATCAGGTTTATCCGTCTCTAATTTTAGTTCATTAACAGAGCTAATCGTTTTTTTTATTGGTTGATTTGTAACACTTTTATAATAACTATTAACAAATTCTGGTTTAATATTTGTGGTCTTATTAACATCATTAAATCGTTTCATTACATCTGGATTATATTTATCTTTATCAATAGTAGGAATTTGAATATTAGTGGAATTTTTATTATTATTATTATTATTATTATTATTATTATTATTATTATTATTAGGATTAGTATTTACTTGTATATTTTTTGCTAATTTATATTGCATGATTGAGGATACTTTATTATTATTTCGATGGTTCATATAATCTATATTAAAATAAAAAAAAAATATAAACATAATTATTTATGTTTGCGTTATATGTAATAAATAAGTATATATTGTAGATAATAATATGGATTACACCAATGATTTATACAAAGTATTAGAAGTCGATAGAAATGTATCATTTGAAGAAATAAAAAAATCTTTTAGAAAATTGGTATTAAAATGGCATCCAGATAAAAACAAATCACCAGAGTCGAATGAGAAATTCAATCATATAAAAATAGCATATGAGATATTATCAAATAAAGATAGTAGAGAAAAATATGACACATTAAATAATTTTCAACATGAAAACTTATTAAAAGTTATTTGTAATTTTGTTAAATCGATTATTAACCCAGAGAACATTAACAAGCTCATCAACATTATATGTGACAATGATATTTTTATGTATAATGAGATCAAATCATTAGATAATCTTTCAGATGTTGGTTTTAAAGGAGTTTCAAGCGAAAAATCATCAGATTGTCATGATTATAATAATTTGAAAGAGAGGATAGAACAAAGATTAAAGAACAAGATAGATTTAGATTATATAAATAATTTCATGCATACATTATTATGCGAGAATAATGGGAATGAGAATAAATTAAACAATGTTAATTTAGAAGATGTGAATTTATCTATATTTTTTGGACCAGATGAGATAATACCAGAGAAAAGTTATCAATTAATAAATTCAATAGATGGGAGTGAATATTCAGATAAGAACAGATATACATCAAATACATCAAATACAACAGAAATGAATATATATGGTGAGATAAAGACGACATTAGATGAGGTATATATGGGTAAGATTAAAGAGATCAATGTAGTAAGACAGATAATAGAAAACAATATATTAACATATAGATCATTTAAATATGCGATAGGTTTAATCAATGATCAGGTAATAATAGATTCACAAGGAGATGAGTATTATGATGAGAACAACAATATAAAAATCGGCAAATTAATAATAGACATAAAATGCAAGAAACATTTATATTTCAAGAGGGTAAATCAGAATGATATATTAGTTTCACTACCTTTGACACTATATGAATTATTTAATGGATTTAACAAAACATTTGATTATTTCATGAATGACAATATAAATTTAACGATGATAAATGGTTTTAATAAAATTAAATCAAATAAGTCAATATATGCCCAGAGTAAATTTGATGGACAGAAGATAATAGTAACATTAGGAGGACTTGGACTATTAAACAGTGACAATTCAGAAATCAGAGGTAATTTGATAATATATTTAGTATTAATAAAGAAAGATAATTTCAATGAGAGATTAAAGAAGTATTTTGACAATTAAAATAAATATAGATTTATTTTATACATGATTTTATAATGAGTATTATAAAATCAAATAGAGATATAAAAAAACATGAAAAATATATCAAGCATAAAATCAGAGAGACTGATGTCAGAAAACTATATGATAGATTAGATATGAAGGAGTTATTATTTGAAGATCATAAAAATAAATTTGAAAGTAAAGAATACAATAGAGTAATTGGTCCAAATAATATATCTCATGAAAAATTATTCAAAGACAAATATGATCTTGATGCATTTGCCAATCAATTTGAATTAAATAATTTAAGAATTGATGTAGAAAAAATGAAACAATATTATCCGAAAGAATGGATAGACAGTTTAGAGGCATATAATCTTAATTTTTTATCATATACAATATTACAGTTTTTTGAAAATGAATGTGATAGATATATTAAATTAAAATCAGAGGATGATAAATTTAAAATAAATATAGCATATAGTTCAAAAATAACATCATCAGAACAACTAAATAAAATAATATATCATATATATAATATATTAAGATGGATGATTAAATTAGATAATAAAAAAATAGATGTATTAAGATTGGATATAATATTATGTCCTTTTAATAAAACATTTACATATAAACATAGAGAGGATGAATATGAAAAATATCCTTGGTTAGAATGGACTAGAAAGATGAAAGACGATAGTATGAGACCATTTAATATCAATACAGGAATAAGTTGGGTTGGTATAAATCACATAGTATTATTTAGATTAGATGAATTATTCAAAGTATTATTTCATGAATTGATACATAGTTTAAAATATGATTTTGACAATGTGAGGGATTGTAATAAAAAGAGTTGTGAGAGGGTATTTAAGAGTGATTTAAACTTGAATGTTGGTAATTCGTATCCGATATTGATTAATGAAGCATATACAGAATATATGGCAATATTATGTTGGGATTATTATTTAGCATCATATTATATGACACAACATCGTGTAATAAATGATAAATTTAAATTATTTTATCATATGATTGAACGGGAACAAATTAATAGTGCGATAATGTGTACTAAATTATTCAATTATTATAAAATAAAGAATTTAGACATTTTAAAAAAAGACAATAAAATAGAACAGAAAACTAATGCATTTTCATATATTTTAATTAAATATTTTTTATTGTGTAATACAGTTGGAATATTTGAAAATAAATCGGCAAAAAAATTAAACGAACTATTGATAGCATCTCTAAACAATATAAATGAATATAATTATTTATTAAAAATATTATTAGACGAATATTATGATCTAAAATTATCATTGTATCATTTAAAAATTTAAAATTTTTTTCTTAAACTTTCACTCAAAGAACTTGATGTATCTTTAATTTTTGACACAACAGAAGATCCCGTATCTTTAATTTTTGACACAACAGAAGATCCCGTATCTTTAATTCTTGACGCAACAGATGAGCCAGTATCTTTAATTCTTGACGCAACAGAAGAGCCAGTATCTTTAATTTTGGATCCAGTATTTTTAATTGTGGATCCAACAGAATCACTAGCTGAATCAATTTTAGATTCGATTGATGAACCAATTTTTTTGACTTTAGGAATAAAATATGTTTTTATTTGCAGAATTAATGAAACAATACTATGCAGAGCGATCCATAATTGGAAGAAAAATAATGCACTATTTGCTCTTTTTTTTTTATTTTCATCATTAGAGCCAGATGCCTGAAAATGAAAAGTGATTGCGATAATAGCCAAAATAATTAAACAAACGAAATAGATTATGACGAGTATACTGTTAAAACCCAAAAATCCACCACCATTTTGGATAATTTGTAAGGGTGTACCATTTATAATGGATCGAAATAAAAAAAGACAAAGTAAAATAAAAATAAGATTTTTATTTGTACCATTTAATTTAAATATATTACTCATATATATATATATATTACAATATAAAAAAAATACAATGATATATTTAATTGTATTTTTTTGTTATAAAAGAAAAATTAATTATTTATTTGTTTATTTAATGGGAAGCACTTGCACTTCCACTATCGGAAGCAGAACCATCAGACACTGCTGCAGATAGACGAGCAGCTTCTGCTTTATAAACACGACTTACATAGTGTTGAAAGTTTTGAAACACGAGGTTTTCACCTTCATTCATCATAAGAAGAGTTCGCAGAGCTGGAGTAGCAAGAATTTCTCGCTTATCAGCTGGATTTAGGAGATTGTTATCCTTGATTGATTGATATAATCGAGCAGTAATATTAGTTCGGGGGAGTTGTTCTGATGGACTAAGTCCGAGATAAGCACAAAATGCTGCTGGAACATGAGCAGGTTTATTAAAACCACTTACAGCTCGTTTAGATGCTTTTCCATCTCCCTTGGATCGTTTCTTATGTTGTCTTGAGAGTTGAACATATTTCTTTTGAGCGATCTTATTGAGTTGATTGCGTCTTCGGTTAAGAGAGACAATTTCTTTATCAACATCATTGATTGCTTTTTGAACATCATCAAAAGTTTCAAAACTATCTTCAGATTGTTCTTCAACTTCAACAGCTGGAACAGATGATACTTCTTCAACAACAGCTGATACAACAACTGGTTCAGGAGTAGCAACAACTGGTTCAGGTGCTGGAGTAGCAACTGGTTCAGGTGCTGGAGTTGCTTGAACAGTAGTAGTCTTAGTTCCTCGTTTCTTAGGTTGAGGTTTAACATCTACTGCAACAGTAGATGAACTAACATCTTGAGCTACAGTAGTAGCTTCACTAACAACAGGTGCTGGAGTATTAACAACAGGGGCGACTTTGGCTTGTTTAGTGACGGTTTTCTTAGAGGTCTGGGAAGATGACATGATATACTATAATAATATAAATATACTTTTAAATAATTTAATACTCAAAATATTAAAATTTCAATATTTTTTAAGACCATATAAATATACTAATAATATAGTTAAAAATTTTAACAATTAGATTAAATATAATAGTTTGAAAATTTTTAACAAATAATGAATTTTTTAATGTTTGTATTACACAATTTAAAGAGCATATAAATATAGTATATCAATGGATAAATCATTAGTAAATGACACAGCAAATATAGCCAATCAAAATGAACATATATTAAATTCATTATATGGCTACTATGGTTCAGTCCATAGGATCGAACCATCAAATGAAATTAATCGTATTTTACCAATATTATCAGGACAATCTGTTTTATCTATTCGTGTTATTGACTGGTTTGTAACTAATTATTCAAAGAAAAAAAATATTGTATATATGATACAACAAAAAAATAATATTCCGTCTTACTTTAATGTATATCTTGATTATAAATCACAGCTAAAAGGGTATAAGAAAAAATTATTTGATCCATTTTGTAGAAAACGCAGAATTCCATTTTATTATACACAAGATAAATGTTTAATTACAACAATAGGACAGCTAATTTTTTTCAGATGGGCAATTACAAACAAAGTTCTTGATTTTATAGAACAAAATTTTATTGATATTAATACTGATATGAATGAAACTATCAAAAATAAATCAAGTACAAGTAACAGTAATAGTTCCAGTACTTATGATCTAAATAATTCTTTGATTAATAGTGACAGTCCAACTACAACAGAGAGAAAACGACACGAATTGTCAATTAATGCATCTAAAACTATTAATTGTCATAAAATGAAAATCATTCTAGATATGAATTAAAAACCAATTTTTTTTATTTAAATATTCATTATATAATTATAGTTATATATCATGAATATTATTTTTAATAGTAATTTAACAGATACAATCGCAACTACAACATGTAATTTATTATATAAATTCGATGAGGATATGAAATATTTTAAAGATTTAACGAGTGGACATTTAGAAAAGCCATCAGTTTTAATTGTTGGATTTAATACTTTTACATCATTTAATCCGAATATTTTGACAAAGAATAACAGAATTATATGGGTATTAAGTAAAAATCATAATATTGAAGACACTGTAAATATCAGATTATTTAAATCATATGATGCAATTATAAATAGTTATACATTAGAAAGATTAAAATACAATTTTTGGGTTATTGGTGGGAAACAAATTTATGAATTATTTGAAAATATTACAGATAATATATATCATTGTCAAGTTCAAGATGATTGTAAATATATCAATCCGATTTGTTATAGACCATTAGAACATTTTGATTTAATAGAACAAACGGAATGTATAAATATATTGGATCACAAAACGAACAAGTATTACAATGTTATTTATAAGAGATATATTAATAAATTCAATACAAAAAATTATAATATTTCAAAAGAAGAAAATGAGACACAATATCTTAATCTTTTATATAAAACACTTGTTGCTAATAAAAGAATTACTCGTAATGGACCAACATATTCTTATTTTGGTGATCAGATCAGATTTAATTTATTAGATGGTTTTCCACTACTTACGACCAAAAAAATGTTTTTCAAAGGTATTGTTCATGAATTATTGTTTTTTATTAAAGGACGCACTAATTCTAAAGAATTAGAGTCTAATGGTGTTAATATTTGGAAAGGTAATACAAGTAGACAATTTTTAGATGCAAATGGATTTTTAAAATATGAAGAGGGAGAGATGGGTCCTATGTATGGTTATCAATGGCGCCATTTCAATGATAAAATAGATCAATTAAATAATTTATTAAATGAACTTGAAAATAATACATCATCAAGAAGATTATTAATGACTACATTTAATCCTCTACAAGTAGATCAAGGTGTATTATATCCTTGTCATTCACTCATCTTACAATTTTATGTAGAAGAGGATAAAGATAACAATCGTATGGTAAGTATTCATATGTATCAAAGGTCGTGTGATGTATTATTAGGTTGTCCGTTTAATATAGCCTCAACATCATTATTATTGTGTATAATATGTAATTATTTAACAAATAAAACGAAAATAAATTATGTGCCTAAAGATGTTGTTATTAGTTTTGGTGATATTCATTTATATGAACAACATAAAGAACAAGCATTAGAACAGATTAGAAGAAGACCACTTAAATTTTGTAATTTATCTATTAAAAATAATTATGACAATATTGAAGATTATAAATATGAAGATTTTATTTTAGAAAATTATATTAGTTATCCTATTATTAAAGCTGATATGGTTCCATAGATGTAAAATAAAATAATTTATTTATTAAATTATTTTATTATTTTGTTATTTTTATCTCCTTTTAAAATAAATTTTCATATGAGTATATTTATTTACACCATTTTCTTCTCTACTTGCAAATCCAATATTGTATCCCATCGTTCTATAATACTTTTTAACTCTTGTAATTAGATCATTGTTTCCATAAAAACGATTAATCATAAATTTAAATCCATTTAATACCATCATATCTAACTCTTTTCCATCAGCATATTTTCTACAATCTACTTGAACATAACTTGACTCTCTCTCATATTTACTCTCAGATCTTTTCAGTTTTTCGATTTTTTCTTTGATATTTTCTTGAGTGAATGATGTTAGAAATGTATAATGTTGTTCTAATACTTTATCATACGACTCGTTCCATTTTACTGGATCAATTGATACATCCAATCCTGGTGTTGCTACTTGAGCATTTAATGCCTCCTCTAGTGTTTCTGCAAGTAGTTTTTTTGCATGTGAATT